CCCAGCATTTCAGCAATGCGGGCTACGCGGTATCCCTGAAAGTACAGCAGCATGGCCTGCCGACGGGGATCGAGATCTGCGGGTGTCAGTGTGGTGTTCATGGCACAAACCTACAGCCTTGAATGAAGGCTTTCCCCGCCTGCGGTTTGTGTGGTTGTCGGTACAAATACCGCGCATTGTTTCACTGCCCCCATCACCGCAACCATAAGGCTCCAGTAAGTTTTTTCTAACGGAGCACGGCTCATGACAGTGAAAGCAAAGCGTTTTCGCATCGGGGTGGAAGGTGCCACTACCGACGGACGCGAAATCCAGCGTGAATGGCTGGAACAGATGGCAGCCAGCTACAATCCGGCGGTGTATACCGCGCTGATTAACCTTGAGCACATCAAGTCTTATCTGCCGGACAGCACCTTTAACCGCTACGGCAAGGTGACGGCGCTGTTTGCTGAAGAAATCACGGAAGGTCCGCTGGCGGGCAAGATGGCACTGTATGCCGACGTTGAGCCAACGGAGTCCCTGGTGGAGCTGGTGAAAAAAGGCCAGAAATTATTCACCTCTATGGAAGTCAGCCCGAAGTTCGCTGATACGGGCAAAGCCTACCTGGTCGGCCTGGCTGCCACTGATGACCCTGCCAGTCTGGGCACTGAAATGCTGACATTCAGCGCCAGTGCAGCCCATAACCCGCTGGCAAACCGCAAGCAGAATCCCGCCAATCTCTTTACCGCCGCAGAGGAAACGGTGATCGAACTGGAAGAAATCCAGGAGGACAAGCTGTCCCTGTTTGCCCGCGTCACGGCACTGTTCACCAAAAAAGAGCAGTCCGACGATGCCCGGTTCTCTGATGTGCATAAGGCCGTGGAGTTGGTCGCCACTGAGCAGCAAAACCTGAGCGCACGCACCGAAAAATCCCTGTCTGAGCAGGAAGAACGTCTGTCTGAGCTGGAGACTGCCCTGCAGGCACAGCAGACAGCCTTTAACGAACTGGTGAATAAGCTGAGTCATGAAGACAGCCGCCAGGACTACCGCCAGCGTGCAACAGGCGGTAACGCCCCCGCTGACACTCTGACCAATTGCTGATGGAGCACAAAACCCGATGAAGAAGAATACCCGCTTTGCTTTTAACGCTTACCTGCAGCAGCTGGCGCGTCTGAACGGTGTTGCAGTTGAAGAACTGTCCAGCAAGTTCACCGTCGAACCGTCCGTGCAGCAGACGCTGGAAGACCAGATCCAGCAGTCCGCCGCTTTCCTGACACTGATTAACGTCACGCCAGTGACTGAGCAGTCCGGTCAGTTGCTGGGGCTGGGTGTTGGCAGCACCATTGCCGGAACCACTGATACCACCGCGAAAGAGCGTGAACCTGTCGATCCGACGCTGATGGTCGATGTGGAATATAAATGCGAGCAGACTAACTTTGACACGGTGCTGACCTACGCGAAGCTGGACCTGTGGGCGAAGTTTCAGGATTTCCAGGTGCGTATCCGTGACGCCATCGTGAAACGTCAGGCACTGGACCGCATCATGATCGGCTTTAACGGCGTGAAGCGTGCGAAAACCTCCAACCGTAGCGAAAACCCGCTGCTGCAGGATGTGAATAAAGGCTGGCTGCAGAAAATCCGTGAGGATGCACCGGATCACGTCATGGGCAGCACCACCACGGGCGGTGAAACTACACCGGGTGCGGTGAAAGTCGGGAAAGGTGGCGAATATGCCAACCTAGACGCCGTAGTGATGGATGCCGTCAATGAGCTTATCGACGTGGTTTACCAGGACGATGACGATCTGGTGGTTATTTGCGGGCGTGAACTGCTGTCTGACAAGTATTTCCCGCTGGTCAACAAAGAGCAGGAAAACAGTGAAAAACTGGCTGCCGATATGATCATCAGTCAGAAACGCATGGGTGGCCTGCAGGCCGTGCGTGCGCCGTTCTTCCCGCCGAATGCGCTGCTAATCACCCGTCTGGATAACCTGTCCATCTACTGGCAGGAAGGCACCCGCCGCCGTTCAGTTATCGACAACCCGAAACGTGACCGGATTGAAAACTTTGAATCCGTTAACGAAGCCTATGTGGTTGAGGACTACCGCTGCGCCGCACTGGTGGAAAACATCCAGATTGGCGATTTCAGCGCCGCTGCAGCAGAAGCCGGAGCGTAACCTATGAGCCTGAGTCCCGCACGGCAGCATCGCCTGCGCGTTCAGGCTGAACAGGCCGCCCGCGAGGGCGGCAGCGTTCGCCACGCATCTGGCTATGACCTGATGCTGCTGCAACTGGCGGAAGACCGCCGCCGTCTCAAGGGCGTTCAGTCCACGGTCAAAAAAGCGGAAATAAAGGTGGAGCTGCTGCCGAAATATGCCGCCTGGGCGGAGGGCGTCCTGGCTGCCGGAGGCGCTCAACAGGATGACGTGCTGATGTACGTGATGCTGTGGCGCATTGATGCCGGAGATTATGCCGGGGCGCTGGAGATCGGGCGTCATGCCCTGCGTCATGGCTGGGTGATGCCGCTGGGTAACCGCAATGTGCAGACCGTGCTGGCAGAGGAAATGGCAGATGCAGCGCAGAGCGCAATGCTTGCCGCCACCGGCTTTGATGCCGATCTGTTGCTGCAGACGCTGGAGCTGACAGACGGTCTGGATATGCCGGACCAGTCACGGGCGCGTCTGCATAAAGCGATTGGCGCTGTTCTGAGTGAAAGCAATCCGGCTTCCGCCCTTAATCATCTCAACCATGCGTTACAGCTCGATCCCCGCTGTGGCGTGAAAAAAGACAAACAGCAGCTGGAGCGCAGACTGCGCAATGACAGCCGCTGACAGAACGTGCCCCCGCGCACGGGCGGCACGGGGTGGCGAAAGGCACTGCCACATCAAAACCCCGTCCACCGCCCTTTATTTCAGGAGAAAGCAGCATGAAGTTTGTTGCGCCAGAACAGGCACCGGAACAGGCGGAAATCATCAGAAATACGCCGTTCTGGCCTGATGTGGACCTGTCGGAGTTTCGCAGCATGATGCGCACTGATGGCACGGTGACGCAGCCGCGTTTAAAGCAGGTTGCGCTGTCGGCAATTTCGGAGGTCAACGCAGAGCTGTATGAGTTTCGCAGACGCCAGCAGATGCTGGGGTATGCCTCGCTGGCAGAAGTCCCGGCGGAACAACTGGACGGCAAAAGCGAGCGCATTCAGCACTATTTCAACGCGGTTTACTGCTGGGCACGCGCCATGCTCAACGAACGTTACCAGGACTATGACGCCACGGCATCCGGTGTGAAGCGGGGCGAAGAACTGGCAGAAGCCAGCGGTGATTTGTGGCGTGACGCCCGCTGGGCCATCAGCCGGGTGCAGGATGCGCCGCACTGCACAGTGGAGCTTATCTGATGAAAGTGCGTGCGCATCAGTATGACACGGTGGACGCGCTTTGCTGGCGTCATTACGGGCGCACGCAGGGTGTCACGGAGCAGGTACTGAAGGCAAATCCGGGGCTTGCCGAATACGGCCCCTTTTTACCTCACGGGCTGCAGGTGGAGCTGCCGGACATTCCGACCACCACCACCGTGCAGACCGTCCAGCTATGGGACTGAATTATGACGCTTGAGCGAATCAGCGCCTTTATCACGTATTGCATCGCCGTCGTGCTGGCCTGGCTGGGCGATTTGTCCATCAAGGATGCCTCAACGCTGGGCGGCCTGATGATTGGTGTGCTGATGCTGGCTATCAACTGGTACTACAAACACAAAGCCTACCAGCTTCTGCGCGACGGGCAGATCTCGCGGGAGGACTATGAATCCATCAATCGTTAAACGCTGCCTTGTCGGGGCCGTGCTGGCTATTGCTGCCACGCTGCCGGGTTTTCAGCAGCTTCACACCTCCGTGGAGGGGCTGAAACTGATTGCCGATTACGAAGGTTGTCGTCTGCAGCCGTATCAGTGCAGCGCGGGTGTCTGGACCGACGGCATTGGTAATACGTCAGGCGTCATTCCCGGCAAAACCATTACGGAGCGACAGGCAGCAGAAGGGCTGATCTCCAACGTGCTGCGTGTGGAGCGGGCGCTGGAAAGGTGTGTGAAGCAACAGCCGCCGCAGAAGGTGTATGACGCTGCGGTGTCGTTTGCCTTCAACGTGGGAACGGGCAATGCCTGCAGTTCCACACTGGTGAAATTACTCAATCAGCGGCGCTGGGCGGATGCGTGCCGACAGTTGCCGCGCTGGGTTTATGTGAAAGGTGTTTTTAATCAGGGGCTGGATAACCGCCGTGCGCGGGAGATGGCCTGGTGCTTACAGGGAGCAAACTGAAATGAAAAAGAAATTAATCAGCGGACTGTTTCTGATGTTATGGATGGCGCTGTTAATCGCAGCAATGGTGTATCCGCAGGGGATTTTTCCGGTACTGGCAGCGTCCGGCGTTTGGGTAGCCTGTTTGCTGACATGGGCGGTAATTCCGGTAGCACTGGCTGCGTTAATTAAGAATGGCCCGCTCTGGCAGGAGTTAAGGGCATCTTTGCTGAAGACAATTACCCGAAAAGAAAACGTATTTACCAGTTGGGTGATGCGATTGCTGATTGTTGTAAGTCTCGCCTGGACGGGGTGGGCTATTACCCTGGTCTTTTATCTACTGACCGTTATTGCCTTCTGGATCACCCGTAATCAGATGGCGCAACAGGTAGCAGCATGAACCGGTTGCTGCTGGTTGTGCTGGCGTTATTACTGGCGGCGCTGGGCTGGCAGACGTGGCGGCTGGCTGATGCCAGCCAGACCATCAGCACGCAGGCAGACGAGCTGCAGAGCAAAAGCCAGGCACTGGCAAAGAGCAACAGCCAGCTTATCAGCCTGTCCATTCTGACTGAAACCAATAACCGGGAGCAGGCGCGGCTCTATGCCGAAGCAGAACAGACCAGCGCACAGCTGAGACAACGACAACGCCGGATCGAGGAACTGAAACGTGAGAACGAGGATTTACGCCACTGGGCTGATACTCCTTTGCCTGCTGACATTATCCGGCTGCGGGAACGTCCGGCACTCACCGGAGGTGCAGCTTACCGTCAGTGGTTGTCCGCGAGTGACGCCGTGTCGGCTGGAGCAGGCAGCACCGCGCACTAACGGTGATCTGAATGCGTTGCTGGATGAAACGGAGGCCGCCTGGGCGGTCTGTGCAGACAAAGTGGACATGATTATTGCGTGTCAGGAGCGAAACAGTGAACAAACCACAATCCCTGCGCCACGCCCTCAATAAAGCGGTGCCTTATGTCCGCAATAACCCGGACAAACTGCATCTGTTTGTGGATAACGGTTCGCTGGTTGCCACGGGGGCCAGCTCCATGTCATGGGAGTACCGCTATACCCTGAACGTGGTGATAGAGGATTTCAGCGGCGACCAGAATCTGCTGATGGCCCCGGTTTTACTGTGGCTTCGGGATAACCAGCCCGATGCCATCAATAACCCGGCGTTACGGGAAAAGCTATTCACCTTTGATGTGGATATTTTGCGCAACGATGTCTGTGATATCAGCCTTAATCTGCAACTGACGGAACGTGTGCTGGTCAGCACTGACGGCAGTGTGTCGAGCGTTGAAGCTGTAGCAGAACCCGATGAACCTGAAGAAATGTGGACGGTGAAACGTGGCTGAACTGCAGAAGGTGGACGACTGGCTGAGTGCCTTGCTGGCGAATCTGGAACCAGCCACGAGAAGCCGCATGATGCGCCAGCTGGCGCAGGAACTGCGCCGGACACAGCAGCAGAATATCAGGATGCAGCGCAATCCAGATGGCAGCAGTTATGAACCGCGCAGGGTAACAGCACGCAGCAAGAAAGGGCGCATCAAACGTCAGATGTTTGCAAAGCTGCGCACCACAAAATACCTGAAAACTGCCGCCAGCGCCGACTCTGCCAGTGTACAGTTTGAAGGCAAGGTGCAGCGTATTGCCCGTGTTCACCATTACGGCCTGCGTGATCGCGTCAGTCGCAAAGGACCGGAGGTCCGTTACGCAGAGCGTCGCCTGCTGGGTGTAAATGATGATGTTGAGGCAATGACCCGCGACATGATTCTGCAATGGCTGGCGGGGTGATCTTTGTATCAGCACTGATACAAGTTGCAGCACTGCCGCCTTTCTTCCCCTGATGGCAACCTTTCCCTATGAACGCACAATTAACCGAAATCATGCGCCTTATCACCAATCTGATCCGCACTGGTGTAGTCACCGAAGTGGACCGGGAACACTGGCTTTGTCGGGTGAAAACGGGCGACCTTGAAACCAACTGGATTAACTGGCTGACGCTGCGCGCGGGTAATGCCCGCACATGGTGGAAACCATCGGAAGGTGAGCAGGTGGTGCTACTGAGTCTGGGCGGCAATCTGGAAACTGCCTTTGCGCTGCCCGCTGTCTATTCGAATCAGTTCGCACCACCGTCGACGTCGGCAGACGCCTGCGTGACAGAACATCCTGACGGTGGCTGGTTTGAATACGAACCCGCCACCGGGCGCTGGTATGTCAGGGGCATCAAATCAATGGTCATTGAGGCCGCTGACAACATCACCATGAAAACCAGTGAGTTTGTACTGGAGGCTGACCGCACGCGCATTAACAGCGAAGTGGTGATCAATGGTGGCGTTACCCAGGGCGGCGGAGCGATGAGTTCTAACGGGATCGTGGTTGATGCGCATCAGCATACTGGCGTCCTGAAAGGCGGCGATACAACCGGAGGCCCGGTATGACGCTTTATAGCGGGATGAACAATACCAGCGGCAAAGTCATTACTGATATTGACCATCTGCGCCAGTCGGTGCGGGACATTCTGCTGACGCCGCAGGGTAGCCGCATTGCTCGTCGTGAATATGGTTCCCTGCTGTCGTCGCTAATAGACCAGCCACAAAATCCGGCATTACGCCTGCAGGTCATGTCGGCAGTGTATGTGGCGCTGAGTCGCTGGGAGCCACGGCTGACGCTGGATTCCATCACCATCAACAGCCATTTTGACGGTTCAATGGTGGTGGAGCTGACCGGGCGGCGTAATAACGGTGTACCTGTTTCCCTTTCCGTATCAACAGGAGCAGAGAATGGCAGTGATTGACCTTTCGCAGTTGCCTGCGCCGCAGATTGTGGATGTGCCGGACTTTGATACGTTGCTTGCCGAACGCAAGGCAGAATTTGTGGCGCTTCATCCGAAAGATGAGCAGGAAGCAGTGAGCCGCACACTGGAACTGGAATCTGAACCCGTCACCAAATTGTTGCAGGAGAACGCTTATCGTGAGTTGCTTCTGCGCCAGCGCATTAACGAAGCCGCGCAGGCGGTGATGGCGGCTTATGCCATAGGGAGCGATCTGGACCAGCTCGCTGCCAATTACAACGTGAAACGCCTGACGGTGACGCCTGCTGATAATGACGCTGTGCCGCCCGTCGCGGCTGTGATGGAAAGTGATGAAGCGTTACGCCTGCGTGTGCCTGCGGCTTTTGAAGGGCTTTCGGTTGCGGGGCCAACTGCCGCTTATGAATTTCATGCCCGAAGCGCCGACGGTCGGGTGGCGGATGCCAGTGCAACCAGTCCGGCACCTGCAGAGGTGGTGCTGACTGTCCTGAGCCGCGAAGGCGATGGAACAGCAG